TCGACGCGATGGAACGCGGCCTTCTTGTCGCGCGCCTGCTCCATCTCGTAAACGGTGAAGGTGCGGCCGGACTCTTCTTCCTTGATCTGCTTGGCCTTCCACGACGACCGGGCCTTGTCGGACACCACCGGACCCTTGGCGATGCCCGTGCCGAGGCGGCAGGCGTCGCGGATGACGTCGCGCATTTCCGCCTGATAACTGCATTCGCGCAGGTGATCCTCGATCTCCTGCTCCATGGCCTTCGAGCGCTTCTTGGCCTCGTCGATGCGGCCCTGAAGCTCGTCGGCGGTGTCCTGCTGCTGCTTTGCCGCGGCAAGCGCCTGCTGCTTTTGGTTTTCCGGCTGCGCATCGGCCGCGGCTGCCGCCTGCTTGGCGCGCTTGACGGCCTCGTCGGCGCTCGCCGTCAGTTCCGGAACCGGCGTCGGGCCGATGCCCCAGTTCTTGTCGTCGGTCGGGAACAGCATGTCGGAGAGCCGCGCTTCCATGGCATTGGTCTTGGCGCGGGTCTTGGTGACGAATACGGTGGACTTGTTGGCAGTCTTGAGGCGGGATTCCATGCCCGATTCGTAGCGGCCATGGTACTGGCGGATATCTTCGAGCCATCGCTGCTCGACAAGGTGCTTGTCGGAGACGCGCTGGTCGGCTTCCTGCTGCAGACGGGATACAACGGCGGAAAGGCGCTCACGCAGTTCCGCGCGGCGCTTGTCATTCTGTGGGGTGTCGGTGTCTCGTTGCTGCGCTGCTGCCGCCACGAACCTCAGTATCCGATGGCCTAATAGCCGATGCTCGGATCCCCTGCTATACCGACGCCGAAATCTTCGGTGTCAGTGTGCTGGGTCGTGGCGATGTGACGGTAAGATGCCACAACACCTCGTAGTGTGTCCATCAAAAGATCATACCTGTTGTCGATTTTTCCATTTTCGTCGCGTCGGTACAGACGCCATTGCGCATGGAAGTCGTCCATGGTGCGGAATACCTTGAGGCGCCCCGTCGATGCGCGCTCCTCAATCGACTGGATTCCCGTCTCCGGCGCGTTCTCGGTGCCGGTGAGAATAAGCCCCTCGCTGCGGTACTCTTCGATCAGGCGTTCGCCGTCCTCTTTCGTGCGCGTGCGGCCGCGCGGATTCATCACACCGACAATCCAGTCACCCCTGGCACGGACCGCCGACGCCAGCACGGAAGGCTCGCCCCTCGGCCTGAGATCGGACGTGTAGAGATAAAGGCAGTCGATGGTCTTGTCCCATGCTGCCCATAGAACAGCGGTTTGTTCCCAGTCGGATTCGATGGCGTACATGCGCGGCCAGTGGCGCGGAATTTCGAACGGGTTGCACAGCAGGCTTTCAATCGGTGTTTTGAAAATCATGGTTCCCTGTCCTGTCAATTCATCGAAAGCGTCCGCGGCGGCGTCGACCTGGTCGTCCTTGGCGCCTTCCGGAAACGATTCCATCTCATTCAGAAAAGCGTCGTTCCATTCGCCCTTGACGATCCGCACGTTCCCGGCCTGCGCCTGCGCGGCCAACGGCTTGGCGCGGACCTCCTTGTTGCCGGTGACGGGCTTGGAGTTGACCGGATATCCCGCCAGCATCTTGGTTTGCGCGATAACCAACGCCTTGCCGGCGCTGCCAGGGTCTTGTGCCAGTCTGATGGTCGTCAGCTTGCCGTCGGCCTCGGCCCGCTCCTTGATCTTGCTGTCGACCACGGGCGGGTCTTCGCGGAACCGCTCGACGTGTTCAATGTAGAAATATCCGTCGGCACCGACGCTCATCCTTACGCCTGCGGTCCAGTCCGGGTCATCCGGATCATCCATGTCGGCATAGCTGCCGGCCTGATCCCAGCCCCGCGCGGATCGGACGGCGACAGGCGCGGCATCGACAATCTTGAAATCGGCCCGCTTGAAATACATGCCAGCCGAGGCGCGGACGTTCCAGTTGCCGTCGAGAAGCTGGGCGCGCTCGACGCGGGGTAGCGCCATAAGGCCCGCCAGATATGCCGGGTCGGCATCCAGCAATATCTTGTTGTCGTACACGCTGGAACGAATAAAGGTGAACGACTTGGGCAGACTGCCGGGGTAGGCGTCCGTCAACTCCTTGCGTGTCGCGCCCCAGACCACATCGTCATTCACAACGATGAAATACCGGATGACACCCGAACGCTCGGGTATGGCAAACCCGTCCTCACCGATCCACCAGTCAATGAAGCGCCGAAGCCAGTGGTCCGGGTCCGGGTTGCATGTCGCCCGCACCCGCGACTTGGCGCCGGACGTCGAGCGGTTCCGCGACAGCGCCACGTATGAAAACTGCCGCCATGTGAAGTGGGTCAGCTCGTCGAAGCCGATCAGCGGTATTTGCGAACCCTGCCAGTCAAGCCGGTTCTTTTCGTGCTGCATGTGGGCGAACGTGACCTTCGCGCCGTCCCGCGCCTTGCCGCCCGGCGGTGCAAACTTGATCGAATGGTCGTTCTCGTTCGGGGTGCCGCCGATCTTGGTATACATATCGGTGGCGGTGTCCCACAGCCCGCCCTCGTTCGTGACCTGCTTGATGGTGCGGCGGAAGATGACGGCGCCGAACTGCGGGTTATGGATATCGTACAGCGGCTCCATGAGGAGCGCGAACGTCTTCCCGCCCCCCGCCGAGCCGCCGTACACCACGATATCCGCATCACATTGCAGGAATTGAGTCTGCGGTCCGGGTTGCGGCCTTATCTGCGGGCGGGTGTCTTGGGCGAGGGCTGTCATGGCAAGGGGGTGGAGCGGCCAGCGGGACTCGAACCCGCACCGCCAGCTTGGAAGGCTGGAGCGCTACCAGTTACGCTCATGGCCGCTTGCTCAATGCGCCATCAGCTCAGGCTGAATAACACGAAACGTCTTCGGATCGCCCTTGATCTTCACAACGCCGTACCCGTTCTGATTTGCGGCATTAAGCGCGGCGCGGATGCCGTCACGCAGCGCGGCCTTGCCCACATACCTTCCGGTCATTTCTTCGTTGGCCGCGTCCGTCATAATGTCGAGCAAATCGTCACTCACCGCTTAAACTCCTCGTAATTTTCCCATTTCATCCACATATGCCCGCATGCGGGACAGTATCCGGGCGGGCCATCGTGGTTCCTTGGCTTGCCACCGCCCATCGGCTGGGACCACTGATGGTCGCAGGAGAGGCAGCGGAAGTGGGCGGGCTTGCTCACCCCTACCCCCGCGCCGCCAGGTTGACGGTCAATTCATTGGTGCTGCCCGAATACGTCGGCGTGCCACGCGATACCAGAACCCCGTAGAGCGTCATGTCGCTATTGGGACCGCCGAACTTGATGGGCTTTTTCAGGTCGTTTGCCTGACTGACGCCGTTGGCGCTGAATGCGGCGTGCGATGTCACCGAAACCACAGCGGCAACGTTGGCGAGGTCGGCATCGGCCGGCGCAAAGGCTGAGTTGTCGGTCAACGTGGTGCCGGTCGAGATATCTTCCGTGAACAGGACGAGGTCGAGGTCGGCGCCCTGTGTCGATTTGTCCTGAATGACGACGCTGTCCAGTTCGATGGCCCCCTTGTCGCCGCGGATCGCGCTGAGGTCGAATGTCATCTTGCCACCGACAACGTCGCCGGATGAGTATGCCTGAGTGCTGTTGCTCGTCGTCTTTGAAATGGTGGTCATTTTGTCCATATCGGCAATCCTTTCTGTCTGCCTGTTAAAATGGGCGGCTTCCGTCGATTACTGCCAACTAAGTTGCCCGGACCCTGCACTTGCCCTTGCCGTGCGCCATGTCTTTCGGGGAGCGCACGGTTTGAGATCGACGGTCGTTTGCCGAGGCCGCCCGGCCCGACAGGTGTGGCCTCGCTGCGGATCGCGCCGCGTCGAGAGCCAACGGAAGGAGCGGGTCCGCCCCATCAAATCAGCTGGCCTTTCCGGCCTGACGGCGGGAGTCTTCGGCGCTGTTTCCGCCGCCCTCTCCGCCTTCAATAAATTCCTTCTGCGGCAACACCACGACAGCGGACGCCGCCGGCAGATCCTTTCCGTCCTTGCCCGTCAATTCCCGCCTGTTGGTGAACGACCCGCCCACCTCCTTGGCTGCCTGCTCGAGTAGCGAGGATGCGAGGACGAGGTTGCCCATGGTCTCTGCCTTGCCCTGCATCGTATGCAGACGGCGCAGCCGATAGTTCTTATTGGCGATCGGTATAGCGCTCGCGTCTTTCCGGAAGTTTTCGCGTGTCGCCTCGAACAGCGCTCGCCACTTCTTCGCAACCTTATGCCCGTGCGCGCCGCTTGGATCGTAGTCGTAAGCCTGCTGGCGCTCAATCTTGATGCCGAATTTCTCCTCGACTGCCTGTGCGGCCTCGGTCGGCGTCGCGTACATAGCAAGCTCGGTCACGATCAGGCGGCGGATATCGTCGTTCAGTTTTGCCATTAATCATGCTCACGTAGGGCAGTGGTCGGGGGCTGAATGTCGGCAAATTCCACCTTGGGGGGCGCAACACCCTCTGGCGTTTGCGTCAAATACTCGCCCTCAACCAGAAGCCGGACAGTGCCATGCAGTAAATCCGCCTCATTGGCTGGAATAACGCCGACAATCCGACAGTCCGGCGAAAGGCCAAGGCGTTCAGCGAGATGGCCATACGAGATGCTGACTTGTGCTGCGTTCCTGCTCATGCCGCCCTCTCTTTCGCGATCTCGATAGCCTCGGGCGACGCGCGGTCCAGAAGCGTTCTGCCGTCGAGGTGATCCAGTTCGTGCGAATAACACCGAGCCTGAATGCCGCGGAACTCGGGGTCGTGCCATGTGCCGTCGCGCCCCTGGAATCGGGCGATCATCTTTGTTGGCGCCTTGACGTGCGGCCGGAAGCCATCAGGGAAAGACAGGCAGCCCTCCGGCTCCATGCTGAATGTGCCTGATTGGCGGGTGATTTCCGGATTGATACAGACGGTCGCATGGCTATGGCGATCAAGCCGCATGACGAAGATGCAAAGCAATACCCCGACCTGTGGCGCGGCAAGACCGACGCCGCCGTGGTGATACATGGTGTCGCACAAGTCCTGAGCGAACGTGTGAATGTCGATCTGCGGACGGTCGAAGTCGAAGGGTTCGCACTCAGAGTGAACGAGGGGGTCTTCGTAGGTGAGGATGGGGAGGATGGTCATGCCGCAGCCCTCAAGCATGTCCCGCATGCCTGCGCGATCCGGGCGCGACCGATCTCAGGGGCGCGTCCTGCCGCATCGACAAGCGCGCGCACCGAATTATCCGCGATACCGAATCGCCTCACTGTGCCGATAAACTCCTCGACGTCGTGGCCGCGAAGGGCGAATGTCGGCTTGCCCGTTTCCCTGCTGAATTTCGGCGCACCGTTTTGGTCGATCGCCTGCGCGCAATGGCGCAGCTCGTGGTCTATGAGCGCGCAGAATGAGACGTCATCCATGTTCGCAGCGTGTACGGCGTCCAGCGTTATAAGAAAATCGGGTGTGGCGCCGAACCACTGGACAAGCTGCTGCTCAACCCGCCCGCGCTGCCATTTGCTTCCCATATTGGATTGCGAGGGCATTTCCGCCTGACCGGCCACGAGTCGCCCGCGCCGAATGTTCGGCACGCACGTCCAGAGAACGCCGATATGGGCTTGCTTCAGGTGGACATGATCGAGATCGAACAACGGCCCGGATTCATCAAGAAAGGCGCCTCGTATCCACTCCTCGACATCGGGCGCCGGCAAAAACGCCTTGCCGGTCGTCTCGGCAAGCGCATTCACCACTTCGTCGACCATTTCCGCCGGCGGGTGTGGGCGAGAGAACATGCTATCGTCGAGCGTGGGCGCTGCGGCCTTTTTGGGCATTCATTCCCCCTGTGAGGATTGCCGGGATTATGGGCATGGCTTGTGCTTAGGTCAATATATAAACAACTATTAGTTACTTTTTAGAATGTTCCCATACGCCCTTTTATTGTGCCCCCTGCGCACATCCGGGTCTGATTTTCGTTTAACTTGCTACTATTTTTCTTTTGTTCGGCGCTCTGCGATTTCGACGGCGTCTTGGTGGTGCCGCTCCACAAACTCCCGGTTCACAAGATCGAGAACATCCATGAGCGCCATCGCCAGCGTGTCGGCTTCGGCTTTGCACTCTGAGCACTCAATCGCCTTTTCGGAATACTTGTGCGCCTGTTTTTCGTAGATATCTTCGTATTGCCGAATGTCCCGCTCTAGCTGTTCGATGCGGGATTTTATCTCGTTCATCTCGTCGCGAGCAGATGGGGCAAACGCACTCCGGACACGGAACCACGCTTGAGACATGCCGCATTTTGAACAACGCAAAGACGCCAGACCATGTGCCCCTGTGATTGGCGGGCCACGAAAATTATGTTCCACGCAGTACCGCCTCACCAGGTCATCGCTGTCAGTCATGGGGTTTGCCTCCATGAAAACCAAGGACCGCGCCAAGCCCCGCCGTAGATAACATTGCCACAAGCGGCGCATACTCAATCGGCGTAACGGAACACATAAGGATTAACGCCGCCGTGCCGCCAACCCATGCTCGCAACATTCGACCGATCACTAACCCTCCTCCTCTTCTGAGGCGCGGAGCATGGCTTTTGCGTATTCTTCAATGCCTCGACCACAATCAAGATCATCAAAGTCGCAACGTTTTAAACATTCCATTAGGGCTTCAAATGGCTCCCTCGGCACGGCGACGTGGGTGGCGGGGTTGTAGGTGTGGCCAATGATTTTCCCATGCTCAACGATGACTTGCGGATAAGTGGCAATTCGCCGCAGCGCATTGTTGTCGGCTAGGAGGGTTTCGATGTGCTTTGCCCAAAGCTCAATCAGGTTGGCGAGTTCGACTTCGCCCTTGTGGTCCCGTTCGTGCTTGGCGATTGAAACCATGTTTATAGGCACCGCATCGAAATCCATGCCATATGTCGGCCTCAATAGGTCATCCACCTGTGCCTCTGCATCGATAGCGGATAGGGCGAGGTTGCGTTCTGGATCGTCAGAATCCATTAACGGGTCATTTGGCGGGCTGGTGTCCTGTTTATGTGTCATCGTCTTGCTCCTTAAGTGTGGTATATTGCGGCCACGCTCTGCTTGGGAAACTCGGCGTAAAGATGATCGCCGCACCAAACTTGAATGTACGAAACGCAGCAATAAGGCTCTGGCGCTTGGTCCTGCTGGACGATGCGAGTTATGACCCCCGCGCTTGGCAGTTCTTGGCCAACCGTATATTCTTCACGCTCGCCCAACTCACTGGCATCGCCCCAAACCCGCACGTTCTCAATCATCGTTCTGTTCCTATGCTGTCAATATCGCCACAGCTAAAATAGCAATGGGTATTCCGGGGAATACACAAAGGGCCAAAAGAATATCGGCCCAATCTGGGAGTCCGTGGAGGGCTGGGCGTATCATTCGTTTTGTTCCTTTTCCCATGCTTCGGTCATGGCGGTGTCGATCTCAGTTAACCAGCCGTCTGACCAGAACGCGGAGTCATGAAGACCGCCAAGCTCGCAACGCAAAACATCATCCAAGGCCTCGCCCATACTCTCCGTCGCCTCTCTCGGCCTTACGATGTAGCCGGAGGATTCAAGGGCGGTGAGGGCGGCTTCGGCGTACTTCTCGTAGTTTTTCCACAACGGCTCCTTGAGAACCACGTGCTTCGTTCCATCACGTGTCGCAATCGCCCTCGCCATCACCTCTATGATCTGATCCCGGGGGGTCATTGGGGCGGCTCCGGTAAGGGCATCCAGTGGGTCGGCGTGTGATCGACTACAAAATGGTCTTCGTCCGCGCTTCCATAATGGAATCTATTAGCGCCCTTGTGAAAATAACCCACCAGCCAAAGGTTGATGATTTCTCCATCGTCCTCCCATGAATCAACAGCCAGAAAATCACGCCCATCCTTCGGTGCTGTCTCTATCGGTTGCCATTCGCTCATTGGAAACACCTGCCCTTCATCCTCAATTCCCATTCGCTGTCTGTGTCGGTTACGTGGCTCGGCCATGGTACGCTTTGGATTGCCTCGCGCGCTCTGGCATTCATCAAATTATCCCGCCCGCTTCATTTCGCCACCACTTTCCAGGCGCCGGATTTCCATTTCGACCCGCTCGGCCTCGCTGGCGTGGCGTCCTGATTTTATCGGGTCTTTATGCGCCAGCCTGTGCGCGTTGTGGCGCTCCTCGCTGAAGCGTTGGCGCAGGTATGTGATTTCGTCTTCGGTCGACCACGGACGCCATGTGCGGACAATATCGAGCAGTCGCCGGCGCCGGCCGCTGAGCGTGAGCAATGTTGCGTGAATTTCACCCCAAGCCGGAAAAAACGTCATCGGCTCATGGAGCGCCGCCTTGACTACGTCGGCCGGGAAAGCGCGCAGTTCTTCGGTAAGGTTTTTCATCCGCTCAACGGTCTGCGGCTCTGCCTCATTGCGCGGCACGGTGATGGACTTCAGGCGCTCCAACCATTTCAGGATATCACGGTGCGGCGCCGGCGCTGTGGCCGCGACAAGCGTGTTAATGATCTCATCGATCCGCTCTTGCGTGATTCCGCGCGGTCGCTGCGCCGACTCAATGACCTCGTACGGCTCGCCGTCTTTCGGAAACCGGAAGGCTGTCTTGACTTCGATGTCGGCTAGCTTCGCCTGCAGCGCAATGTCGGTTTCGTGTGGCGTGTGCGCCAGCAACCACTGCAGCGGTTTGGATAACTCGGTTCCTGTCATGTCACACCTTCCGTTTCACGGCGGTCCGCCTCGTCGGCAGCGCGCCTCAGATCATCCATGGTCGGGCCGGGCCCACTTCCCGTCGGCCCCTTGCCCCAGTTGTCGTATTTGCCTTCCATGAGGCGAGTGAACTTCTGCTCGGACAACAGGAAGTCGATATCCGCCGTCCAGCCCTCATGCCCGTTACCACCATGTCCGCCGAGCAGGCCGGGGGTGTTCGCCAGTTTCTCCAGCGCATACCCCCAGCCCGTCAGCCCCCCGCAGTCCTTGAGGCGGGCCTTCATGCTTCGCCGCCGTGCCGTCGTGCGCTTGCGGCATATCGGAATCGGCGGCTTGCCGTTCACGTCGATCGGTAGTTGTTGAACCATGTCGTTGTAGGCATCGAACGCAGCGTCGATGGGGTCGGCCTCTGCCGACGAATCCGAACGTAGTGAGGATTCTTCTATATGGTTTCTAGCCTCTGGTATAAGGCTACAATCTGGCTTGGCGGTCGCTAGGGTGCTGTCATTGTTTTTACTGGATTTTTTCTTGTTTTCAGATTTTTTATAGCCACCACGCTTTCCATTTTCAGATTGGTTTCGGCTCGTTTTCAGGTTTTTTTCGTGCTCTTTATCGAAGCGACGGTTGGATATCTCACCGCTATCGGTGAGATAAATTTTTCCCTTTTCGATAAGTGCAGAGCGGATCGCCCGGTACTTTCTGAGGGACACGCCGAGATACCCGGCGTTCAGGCGTTCGTTGTCAATGATCGGCCCGCCGCGGTCGTACATGAGGTCAAGGAACGTGGTGTAAGCACCCCGCTCCTCAAGGGTTAGTTCCATGTATCCCGTGAGGGCGTCGGAGTGGTATCTCTTGTGCCATGGGCGGTCGCTCATGCGGCCCTCCCATAGAAGGCGGCAACGCGCGTTGCGCTTGGACGCTCAAACAGATACCAGGCGGCGTTATCGAAACCGCTGACGCCGTTCCCCATCCAAGAGACACGTCCGACACTAACGATCTTCACGCAGCGCGGCTCGAGTCTTTCGGTATAGTACCGGCAATGTGCAAAATCAGATGAAAGCAGCAGCCATGTCGGCGCTATGTCGGATAGATGGACCGCTATCGAAACAGCCGGGTCGCCCTTCTTTCCTTGAAGGGGCCACGGCGGGTTTGTGATAAAGCAATCGGCTTGTGTGCCTGGCGTGTTTAGCGCGTTCCTTATGTGGATGCCGTCTCGCTGCGGCTCGATATCCGACGCCGAAATACACAGCAACCCGTGCGATTCAAGCGCATCAATGAGAGCGCCAGCGCCAGCGCAAGGCTCGTTGAATGTTTTCACCCCACCAAGGTGCGGGATCAGCGGCACAACAGCCTCAGGAGGCGTCTGGTAGTACCCGCGCGGATTCTTTTGAAACTTGTCGTGTGCGCGTTTTGTCATCCCCTCTCGCTCTCCGACTGGCAGAACGTGCAGAACCGCACACCGGGAATCGCCTTGCGCCGCGCCAGTGGGATTTCATCCCCACAGTCGGTGCAATCCAGTGTTTCTCCCGCCGTGCACGCTGGCGTGGATGCACTTCTCGCGTTGGCAAGCAGTCTTTCCCGCTCAAGGGTCTCAAGGGCTGTGGCGCGGTCTGAGATATCCATCAATAGAAACCCGCCTGTAGCGTGCGCTCGATTTCGCCGCCGATCAGGTCGAACCCGACATAAACGGCGAAAATGAACACGACCAACGCCAGAAACTCGAGGGCGCGGGACGTCATGGGCGGGCCTCTTTCCAAAGACACCATCCGGCAATCATGGGCGCGGTGACAGGCCAGAACAGCGAGGCGGCAATCGCCAACCCAATGAACCGCGCCTTGTCCATGGCCTCGCGCATATCCATCGCGCTCGCGATGCCGACGATCAGGCATGAAATCAGACCCGAAAAATAAACGCCCCATAAGGCGTACTGTTCCCACATTGGATTTCTCCTTTATCGATCTAAGGCAAGCGCCAAGACGAAAACTCCGGCGACGATGACAAGAAAAAGCGCCGCGCCACCCCAGAATGGCGCCGTCACCCACCACCAAGACCAGTCGATGTAGCCAGTCAGTTTGAGGACAACGAAGACGACCCCCAAAAGGCCAACAACACCAATGCCGCCACTGCTTGACGACGAAGACGAAGACACGTTTGCCATTACCTTATTCCTTTCACTCTGCTGCGGATTGTTGCGATGCCCATGTCCCGAGCGGCGTGCCGTCCATGTCGAGGGCGCGCTTGTAGACATCGAGCAGTTCTTCCATTTCAGAACGATCCGAGGCGTCCATCTTGCGGAGCCGGATAAGCTGGCGGAGCACCTTGACGTCGAAACCCGTGCCCTTGGCCTCGGAATAAACCTCGCGAATGTCAGCCGCGAGCGCAGCCTTCTCTTCCTCGAGTCTCTCGATTCTTTCGACGAACGATCTCAGGCGTTCGGATGCGGCGCCACCGACATCAGTCATGTCAGACTCCTTATGATCCAGTTGAGCGCAGGAACGAGGAACGCCCACGCAAGCCACCCCGCCCCAACACAGGATAGGACGTGCAGGGCGAGGCGGCTGGGGCCGTCGAGCCGGCGCGACTTCTTTTCAGGACTGACCTCGATAGGCGCATAAACGCGCTGCCACTCGGCGATCATTTCCCGGTCGTAAGCGACAGCGAGATGGTTCAGAAAGGCTGCAGCGTGCTCAGGGGGGCAGCCGAGGTGCGACAGATAGCCATCCGCCGAAAGGCTTTTTTTTGATCGGTCTTCGGCAACGACAACGCGCCTCATCTCCCCGATGGCTCGCTTTCGCGCGGCCATAATGTCGGGGGCGCGTTCATTGAATTGCCGAATCATGGCAAGATTTTTACTCATGCCGCCACCATCACCGCCGCGCGGCGCCCGCTGTGGTTCTTTCTGCGACGACCGCTATCGACGATGCGCCCGGTTTTCTTGAGTTCGGTAATGCGCGGGCGAATGCTGAGCACTGATTCACCAAGCCGGGCGGCGACCTGATCCGCCGTCAATCCGTCCGGGCTTGCCTTGATCATATCCATGCACTCTTCGCGCAGTGTGTGTGCGCGATTCGCAATTTCCGCCGCCGCTTCGATGCTGGTGTCAACATGGCGATGCCCCGGCGCATCCGGATAGGACGGGGGTGGGGTCCAGTTGAAGAGGTCGGGTGTGGCGATGTTTTCGGACATGCTCAGGCGGCGCCTCTCATCCCACCCATGTCGGCGGGAGCCTCGACCCCCTTATCTTCGGCGACCGCCAAAAGAGTGTCGCGATAGCCGTAGGGGATGCCGCGGACCTTCCATTGAGCGACCGCTTGCGGCGTTAGCGGTTTGTCCATCAGCAACCGCGCCGAAACAGCCTCCGCGACCTTTGCGTTGCCGCCAAGCGCGTCAAGAAAGCGCTTTTGTGCCAGCGAGGGTTTTGGGGCGGTGTATCTCTTGGCGCTCGTCATACTACTTTAATTCCAAACAACTGAAAGTAGCCTTACGATTGCCACAATTCATGCCGCAATGCAACCACATTTTGTTACCAATATTGCCGCCCACTCGGTATAAAGGCGGCAGGAACTCATAAGTGGTTGAGAACAGGGACTTCATGCCCAAGAAGCGCTCTCTGGAGCAGATATCGCGTAATTTCGGCACGCGGCTCCGCGCCGCACGAGTCATGGCGGGCTACAATACAGCCGAGGACTTCGCCAGGGATCTGGGCGTTCAGTACGCCCGGTACACAAAGAACGAGCGCGGCGAGTCGATCCCGCGCGCCGACGTGCTGATCCACATTTGCGAACTTCTCGATGTCACGACAGACTATCTTTTACGCGGCATTCCAGATAGAAAAAGACACTAAGATTCGCTGAGATTCCGGGCCTCAATGCCCCCGGCAAAATTTTTTGTCTTTATGTGTCACTTTTAGTTGCGTAACTTTTAGTGGTTTGTTATGGTCGTCTCATAAAGGAGATCGCCATGACCGCTACTAATAATAGTTCTGCCGAAGCAGAGATCATGCCCCCAGAGGCAGACGACACACTCGCCGAATCCCCCATCGAGTCCCCGGAAAGCACGGCGCTCGCGCAGAGCGAGGAGCGTGGACAGGTTGCCGCGCACACGGGAAGCGCCGTTACACCGATGGCGCTTCTGGAAATGGCCGTACAGCGTGGCGGCGGAATCGACGAACTCGACAAGCTCATGGGCCTGCAGGAGCGGTGGGAAGCGAATGAGGCGCGCAAATCTTATGTGGCGGCAATGGCCGCATTCAAAGCCGACCCGCCCAAGATCGTCAAAGACAAGAAGGTGTCGTTTGATACGCGCGATGGCGACCGCACCGAATATAGCCACGCCACGCTCGCACAGGTTTCCGAAGCCGTGGCCAAGGGGCTGGGCGAGCATGGCTTGTCGCACACCTACAAAATCGACCAGCAGGACGGCGTGATCCGCGTCACCTGCATCATTACCCACGAAAAGGGCCACTCCGAAAGCGTGTCGCTATCGGCGGGCGCCGACGGGAGCGGCAAGAAAAACCCCATCCAGCAGGTCGCCTCGACCGTTACCTATCTTGAGCGCTACACCCTTCTCGCCGCCACCGGCCTCGCCGCTGCGGACATGGATGATGACGGAAAGGGCTCGGAGGTCAGCAGCGCGCTCGACGAAAACCAGATCGAACACCTCGAGGCCCTTTTGAAAAGCCTGATTGCCCTTGCCCCGACCAACGAGGCGAAGTTCTACGGCTACATGTCGAAGGTCGCGAAGGCGGAAATTACCTCGCCCGAGGAAATCCCGCAGCGGCTTTACTCCAAGGCGATCCAGACCCTCAACGAAGCACTGGGGCACGTCTGATGCCGGTATTTCACAACGATATCGAACAGCGTTCGCCGGAATGGTATGCGCTGCGCGCCGGAATCCCGACCGCATCGGAGTTTTCCAAGATCGTCACGTCAAAGGGCGAGCCGTCGAAATCCGCTGCGACGTATGCGCTGACGCTGGCTGCCGAGATGTATTCCGGCAAGCCGCTCGATGACGCATGGGCTGGCAACGCGCACACAGAGCGCGGACGCGAACTCGAGGCCGAGGCGCTGTCGCTCTACGAGCTTCGCCATGGCTGCGACGTGGCGCCGACGGGCTTTGTCACCAGTGACGACGGGGATATGGGATGCTCGCCTGACGGCATGGTGAGCGACGACGGCATGGCCGAGGTGAAGTGCCTCAAGGCCGAAAACCATATCAAGGCGATTCTCTACTACCAGAAAAACGGACGCTGCCCGACCGACTACGTGCAGCAGACGCAAGGCCAGATGATGATCTGTGAACGCCAGTGGTGCGACCTGATCTTCTATCATCCCGACCTCCCCCTTCTGGTTATTCGGCAAGATCCGAATATCGCGGTGCAAGACGCGCTGCGCACCGAAATCCCGGCCCTGCTTTCCGAGCGCGACCGCGTTCTGGCCGTGTTGCGCGGTCAGGGTGGTGAGTCCACCCCCCTTCCCCAAACCAACACCGACGTCGCCGAAGCGGCGCCGGCCTTCTGATCAAGGAGATCGCCACCATGGATACCCACGTCACCGAATCCCCAAACATCGGGCATAACCAGCCCCCCGAAGATGCCGACCCGATCACGGCCCGCCTAGCCGAAGATCACGCAACCCTTTTGGCGCGACGCGACGAACTCTCCGGCGCCTTTGACCGCGTCCCGGAAGAGATCGCTGACGAGGAAACCGCAGGGAAGGCAGCGGACTTCATCAAGCAGATTTCCGCTTGTGCCAAGAACGCCGACAAGATCAGGGTCGATGAAAAAGAGCCCTACCTTGAGGGCGGGCGCAAGGTCGACGGCTTTTTCAAGGCCGGCGTCATGGAGCCGCTGGACAAGATCAAGAAGGCCGTCTCCGCGCGCCTGACCGCATACCAGCGCAAGAAGGACGAAGAAGAGCGGCGCCGGCGTGAAGAAGAGGCGCGGGCCGCTCGCGAGGAAGAGGCGCGCGCCCGACGCGAGGCCGAAGAAAAGGCCGCGGCCTTGGCTGAGGAGCAAGACCTCGACGCAGCGATTGCCGCCGAGGAATCGGCCAAGAAAGCCGCCGCCGCATCAGAGCAGGCAGCGCGCGCCGCGTCGGCCAATGCCGCAGAAACAAGCCGCACCCGGAGCAGCAATGGCTCCGTGGCCTCGCTTCGGCCCGAATGGAAACACCGCGAGGACAGCCTCGACCGCGCAACCATCGACCTGGAAGCGCTCCGCGACCACCTGCCCATGGGCGCGCTGCATCAGGCGGTGCGGGCCTACATCAAGGCAGGCGGCCGCGATCTCAAGGGCGTTGAAATTTTCGAAGATCACGTCTCGGTGGTGCGCTGATCATGGCGGGCTCAGTTAATAAAGTCATTCTCGTCGGCAATCTCGGTCGCGATCCGGAAATCCGTTTTACGCAGTCCGGACAGAAAATCGCCAATATGAGCGTCGCTACCTCCGAACAATGGCGCGAC